GTCAGGATCATCTATCAGTCTTCTGATTTGCACAATGTCATGTTGGGACCTGTGATGCAGGCTTGTACTGCTCGCATGTTCCGTTTACTTCGTGGTCATGACAAGGCAGAGGATATCGCTTATATGGGTGCATACAAACAACAAGGTGAGGATATGGTGTCTTTTATCACGCGCCATGCTTCGCCTTCCAGTGTATTCATAGAAAGTGATTTCTCTTCTAACGACATGACCCAGTTACGTGACGTGCATTTGATAGAGATTAATTGGTTGCGTAGATTGGGCGCCCCGGTGTGGTTGACTTCTCTTATGTTGCATGCCAATTCTTTTGCGATTACATCAAGAAAGTTTGGTTTGCGCGCTAGGGTTGTCAATCAGTTACCAACTGGCTCTCAATCTACTACCTTTAGGAATTCTGTGTGGAATATGATTATAAATTTTGCTTTTTGCTCGCGTTATAACTTCTACGGTGATGTTTTAGTGCTTGGCGATGACATGTTGATGCGTCTTGACAATCCTTGGAGTTGCCGTTCTCGTGCGCTCCGACGTGCGTATGAACATGTTTGTAAACTTGCTGGGATGGTCGCGAAGGTTTCTTCGTTTGGTCATCTTAGTGAGTGTTCTTTTCTGTCTAGGCACTTTATCATGACCGATCATGGTTATGTAATGGTTCCGAAATTTGGCAAGGCTCTTGCTAGGTTTAATGCTCGTGCTAGTGCGAATGAAGCTGTCTCTGACGCTGATTATCTCGCTGGCAAAGCATTGAGCTATGCTTATGAGTTTAGACACTGTCCTGTCATTTCTCGTTGCTATTTGACTCGCTTTAACCAACTTTGTAAAGATGTTGATAAGATTTCTTTGGATGGTCTTGGGTGGAACGTTAAAGGCGCGTTTATTGATTTGGGTGTTCGTGGGATTCTTGCGGCTTTGCAAGTGTCTCATGTAGCTACCCGTTCTGATATGACGCGGTTTTACCATTGGAAATACGGTTTCACTGCTATGGACATTTTAGAAGTCTTGTTGGCATCTTTGTTTGGTGAAGATGATCTTGATGAAGTTACTGTTGGGCGTATCATTGAGGACTGGGTTTGATAGGGGCTTGCCCTCGTTACCCGGCGATCGGATGATTCTTAA